GCGTATGACCTTGGGAAACCCAAAACCGCGATACCATCGTGGGATGAACAATTGGGGGTGTGCGTTAACATCGTAAGCGCGCCGTTTGTCTCACTATGGTATGGTGTGAGCGATCACATCTATCTGCGCGAACGGTACCTTCGGGAACTGTACGCTACGTCCATCACCAGGATGGAGCAGATACGCAGGCCGTTACTTTATGTGACGGCCGTCGGGCTCACCGTCGGAGTTCCATGGTGTCTTTATAGATACCTAACCCATTACAGTCCTGAAATGATATGGGACCAAATGGTAAACACCGACGAGCGGCTCGGGACGGCCCAAGTGCCAGGTCCAGGCCTGTTGCATCCTCTTGTACCACGACCAGATGAGGATGAATTCAACCAGGCTATGATGGACTATTGGGACCGTTGGACCTGGCGCGGCGAGTTGATGCGGTTTTTCGAGAGGATCGGTGTTTCACCGGTACTCACACAGAGAATGCGTCGACGTGCCGAACGCGCGCAAGCAAGACGTCGTACGGACAACCAACTCCTTAAGTACCGTGACAAGATTATGCTAGTCCGGGCCGAAGTGTACGCCACTTTAGGGAAAGAGAGCATCCGCGACGACACGCCAACCGCCCGTCTCGCGGTAGCTCGTGTAGTAGAGGAAAAGATGAATATGATGGCCATCGACGTCCTTGTGCGCGAGAATATCCGCGAGGCTTGTGTGAACGTCTGTTTCATAGACACAGTGTTCGACAAGTCTGGGCAGGCCATCTTGCTTGGCCCCCCGCGACGTCCCATATGATGGGGCCCCGTCTGCCGCGAAGGATTCGATACTAGCATTGATTATCGTGGTTCTGTCATTGCTGGTTCGTCGGGGATCGAGATCGTGGCGGGTGTGGGTAAGTCGCGTTCGATCCACCGCAGTTACATCGAGTTGGTGGGGCTGCGGAGGGTCGATTGTAAATACATTGTACATAATAACAGTATGATTAACATACTGCGCGCGCTGGTGGAGCGCGTGTACAACGTGGAAGTAGTCATGGCGGATGGCAGCAAGGGGCTACAGGCGCCCCCCATGACAAACCGGAGGACGTTTTTCAGCAACATGTCGGCTTTTCGGGACCAACTCTTGACCAACATTGCACCCGTGAGTAGGATGTCACACAGTGAATTTGTGGAGACGTCGCCTGCCCACAAACGCAAGGTCTATGAGTTTGCCCATGCTGACTATCTCAAACGAGGTATGTCGCCGCGGGCAGCGTGGGTAACATCATTTGTTAAGGCAGAGAAGGTCGCGGTGAAAACCGATAAACCTGATCCTGCTCCACGCATCATACAACCCCGTGGCGTGGTTTTCAACCTCGTTTTTGGGTCGTTTATTCGACCAGCTGAGAAGCAAATCTATAAGGCGATCGACCGCGTCTACGGTCGCCCGACTGTCGTTTGTGGACAAAACGCGCAGCAAACCGCTAGCATGCTCCATGACGCGTGGACTGAAATAACTGATCCTATTGCTATCAGTTTAGATTTGTCCCGCATGGACCAACATGTTTCGGTTCCAGCTCTTAACTGGGAACATAGTATATACCGGAGGATATTCAAACACGACACATGCTATGACACTTTGGAATGGTGTCTACAGCGGACTGTTAAGAATGAAGGCCGGGCGTATGTACCCAATGAGTATGGATCGCGGTACACAATCAAGTACAGCAAAAGTGGGTCACGAATGAGTGGTGACATGAACACGTCGCTTGGCAATAAAGTGATAATGTGTGGGTTGCTATACTCGTACTATGTCACATATTGTGGTCTAGTACCACGTGTCGACATCAATGTAGTCGACAATGGCGACGACTGCGTTGTTATCATGTCACGCATTGCGTATACCAATCTTTTGCGTCGCACCCACACCAACAACATCAGGGATGTTGGTGCATGGTTTCTGACGATGGGTTTCACACTCAAGGTCGAGGGTTTCACCGACAAATTTCAACATATTGATTTTTGCCAAACCCGCCCTTGTTTTATTGACGGCCGCTGGATTATGGTCCGTGGGTTGAAGGCTCTTAGCAAAGATTGCTATTGCCTGAAACACAAGGATTATCTCACACGGTGGCTGTCTCAAGTGCGAACAGGGGGTCTTAATACTTATGGATCCACACCCATCTACAGTGCCTTTTATAGTACATTCCCCAAGGGTGAGGACACTGGCCGCAATCTGCTTGTGGACAGTGGCCTTTATTACCTCTCAAGGGGCATGACTTCTGGTACGACAGTTACAGACAGCAATAGATTGTCATTCTTTGAGACCTTTGGCGTGACTGAACGGGAGCAAGTCGCGATCGAACGTTATTACCAAAGTATGACATTCTCGGATCAACCTGATCCAAACAACCCCGGTCTACTACTTCCACTTCCCTGGCTTGGGGCCTAACCGGTCGGCCCTCCACCCTTGCCAGGCAGCACCAGAGTGCACCCCATGTGTAGCATCCACACAGCAACGACCACCGGGCTCCCCTTATAATAATTGATTAGAGTTTATTATATACCCGGGACTCACACCCTTTATCAAGTGAGATGGTTAAGGCCAAGAAATATGGCAAACAACGCAAGAACAACAACGGGGGCCGCAAGCAGCAGCAGCAGCCAATGCGTACCCGCCCTATTGGGCGTCGCAGCGGCACTGCGAAGGGTCGCGGAAGGGCTAATCACGCTTATGAACTATCTAGACGTGTTTTCAACGCTTTCCACCCGCAACACCTTCCGCTTTCGACGCCCATGGGACCGCACATGATGGTCACCACCCGCACGTCATTTACGACCGACAATTATCTCACGTTGGTCGGAGCAATGACGCGAGAGGCCACTCCCGACTTTACGAACACGAGGGAGTGGACGAACAAGGTGGCGATGAGCACTGGCGGATCCGGCATCACTCCGGTTGGTGCAACCGTGTACGGGGCAGATTTCAACCAACTGACCGTACCAGCACCCACGATGGACATGGACGACTTCAACGTCGTGCCTGCGGCAGTTTCCTTTCAGGTCTCAGGCACGGACTCGCTTACCAACGCGAGTGGAGTAGTCTACATCGGACGAACAAAGAACATCCTCTCCTCGCCGGCAAATGATGGTACCACCATCTACGGCTTGGGGAAGGGGCTCATCTCGTTCTCGAATCCGAAAACCATGTCCGTCGCTGCTCTGACCATGAGGCCCCAGCAGGTTAACTGTCTGCCGGGTAACCATGCTGACATGGCCGATTTTGAGCAGATGGAGAAGTATGATGACGTCACCGCACCATGGCAGGATGACACAGGTGGCCCGGTCGCTGAAGGGCGTCGCGGGCTCCAATTTGCCGGGTTCAAACCTGGCTACATCCTCAACCCCAACAACCGACCCCTGCTTGTCACCGTGGCAGTGCAGTGGCGTGTTAGGCTTTCGCCCATGAACCCTATGCACTCGTCGCTCACTCACTATCCACCCACGCCCGCGCCCGTTTGGCACGCGATCACTAGCGCAGCCGAGCATGTGGCACATGGTGTGGAGGACGTGGCTGCGGCGGGAGCCGTGGGCGCGGCTGGGTATCTAGCCAGCGGTGGGGCTGCCGAAGGTGGTTTGCTTGCAAGCATGGGCGGAGCACTCGAGGCCGGGTATGGAGCTGCTATGACAGTCGCACCATACTTACCCTTGCTAGCATTGTAGGTGACCACTTGCAATCGCGGTTGCCCAAACCATGGTCGTTCGGTGCTACACACACATGGGAGCAGACCAGTCAAATGAAGACTGTCGGGATATCTTCGACCCCGCTCCGTCGAGAAGAAAATGTACATAAAAATAGTAGTATAAGGGAACAGTAGATTAGCGCGGGGACCTGTTCGACCCCGTTCCCTTACCACAAATAAGTGGTGAATGCGAGAATTTGTAGGTGAGCTTAATTTCTTGAGCTACAATGTGACACGACGACTGCACGGACGTGCCCACCTTAAACCACACTGGCCAAACTAGGAGCC